ATTCGTTACAACAGTCGACAAGGTTTTCGAACGCTTGCAACAAGCCTTGATACTTTTCAGTCAAATCTTGATATCTTTCCCCATTGCCGCTATCGCGCCAATTGTCTGATTTGTTATTGTATATATCTTCCCGCTTATCTATCAACTCTGAAAGATTGGCGATCTTTTCTTCCAACGGGCCAATAAGTGAATTGATTTGCTTAGGTGTCATAACTTTGCCCTTTTAAACCCGCATTATCGCGGTAATTCTGCCTAGCAAAATAGTAGCCCTTTGTCAACCCCTATTCTTGCGATCAATCCGCCCTAACCAATACCCGCTTGCATAAGCGAACCCCGTTACGACAAACGCAATGACAAAATGAAACAGAGTTTCTAACATTCCCTTTCCCCCATCTTTCCAGCCGGAATTAGCTGGCCCTTGTAAATCACTCTCGGCATCATATCCGAGCCGGTCAATTCGCGGCATTGCTTGGCCGCGTGTTCCAGATCGACAAAGCTAGCGGGGTGAATAAAGGTTTCATCGGCGGAAGTAAGCACAATGTTTTACGCATCTTAGTAATCCTCTCCTAGTTCGTTGCAGTCGATTGCCCTAACTTTATAGACGTTATCGGGGTGCAATGTCTCCAAAATTTCCTTATCAGAATTGGCCGCTTCCCGGTTGCGATAAATCAAGTCGGTGCAATCCCATCCAATAGGCACTTGTTTAAGGATTAGAAACCTAGTCATATCTGCCACCTTCCTTCGCTTTCAAGTGTTACTGCGTTATGCCCGCGCCTGATCGCGGCACGATACATATCAAATGCAAGGTTCAAATCGAGCGACATTTGCGTTATGGTAAACTTACCAAACTTTGACCTAACAAAGTAGCGCATAATTATTCCCCTTCAATTCTGATAGCATCGGCTTTGATAGTGGCGACATAAGCGTTAAATTCGTTTATCGCCTCTGCAAGCAATTCGTTATTGTTTTTCCAAAGGTATTTAGCTTGTTCCATACGCACAACAAGAGTTCTATCGTTATCTTTCAAAATGCGAACTTTGCTTGCCAGTTTGTCGAATTCTTCCGTCATTGTCTTGCCCTTTCTATCCTGCAACTTTAAGCCAGCGCCCATCGCTTTGCTTTTCATACTTTTGACCGCGCCCGGTTCCTAGTGTTCCACCGCGTTGCCAGAAAGCCATCTCACAATAATTGCCCCATCCATAACCGGGCAAATTTGCGTCATACATGACCCCGAAAAATGGAATGCCGTAAAGTTGACATTTATCCTCTAGGGGTGAAAGCCAGAAAACTTGACTGGTCATTGTCTTGCCCTTTCTCTATCGCTTGGTTTCGCCCCGCTTGTGCGAGACGAAACCAAGTCAAATTAAATCTTTAAAAATGCGTAACGCGCTAGGTAACCACCAACTTTCATATCAAGACTGACAATCGCAGTCCAGCGGTTATCAGGCGTTTGAACGATAATAAAGCGATCATTATGTTCTGGATACATAGCCTTATCTTGTTCAATCCTGCGCATTAGTCCGGCCTCTGTCTTAAATGTTGCAGCGCGCTTCCAATCTACATTGATTTGATGCAGTGCCATTGTCTTGCCCTTTCTCTGTCCGATAACCACGGTCTAAATCAGAGCCGGTTCCCTGTCAAGATCAAAATGCGATAATTCACGAATTATTTTTGGCCGCTTTAACCGGACATATTGAGTGCCATATAATCGCTCGTATCTTTTAACCGTGGCACGGACATTGTAAAACTTGTCAAACTGCATCGCCAGTTTTGATCCGGTATAAATCAACAGCCCTTCAGGACCTTTCAAAAGGTGGCGATAAAGTGTGACGGTTCCCGCACCAAATCTGTTAGCGGCCTCATAAGTTGTAAGCTGCAAAAGTTTCAAGTGATTAAAAGTCACTCGATGATTGACTTCGATTGTGTAACTCATTTGCGGTTATCCTTTCTAATTGCTCTTGCCGACAAGCAAGTCGCGTTATTAGTGCAGATAATTCGGCTTCCGTCATTGCTGGCTCTTGATTGCAAGAATAATCAAATTCCAGTTCCAGCTTTGTCAAGTCTTTTCTGATTGCTTTTATATCGTCGCGGAAAGGGTGCAGATAATCAATCATTAATCTGTTCCTTCAAATTCGTCCGGTTCCTTTTGCCTTCCTCGCTTAGGTTCGGGCGCTTTCTGTATGCAATCGGGTCCGGGGTTTCCATCGCAGCAACCCCGCTTGATATGAAATTGGCGGATCGCCTCGCGCACGGTATCGCTAACATCTTTTGGCGAACAAAACATATCGACCGCAACGATTAAATTGTGATCGGTTTCCAACCCTTGTTTCCAAAGCGCGTGAATGCGCCTCAATTCCGCCTCATTCATGACTAGCCCTTTCTATCCAGTTTTGCGAATGTTTCTTGTAACGAATTCCGCGCTTCCGTCAAGCTTGAAATTTGGCACGGGATTTTCATAAGTGACAGTTTGGCCCCTGCAAACGTCCATAATTTCAGCGGCGCTAAGTCTCACCCCTTTTGATGCCTGTTTAATCACTTCGGATTGATTAAAAACTGCGTAAAGCTTTTTTCCGCCGATTGCCACAGTGTCGCCTGTCGCTTCCAGCTTCCAGCCGCCTAGCGCAGTTTCGTCTAACTCTCCCCGGAAGTCACGGCAAATGATGCTATCCGTATCACAGTAAACCGGCCTAGTCGCTAGTGCGATATTGCGATGCAAATTGGCGCGAGCCGCTCCGGTTATGCTTGCGGCCGTCGCCACGTTGTAAAATCCGTTTTTTCGTGGCGCGGGTCTTGACCATATAAAGAGCCGCTCCGATTGGCTATGCAAACTCCAGCCATCGGGATTATCGGGAGTTGCCAGCGGTTCGGGTATATCATCAATTGTAAAAGTCCATTGCTTGAACTTGCGCGGATTAAGTGCGAACTTTCCATAAGCACTGTTAAGGCAAAGCTTATATAGAATATCTAGAATTTTATCGCCTAACGCTTTGGCCTCTAGTCGCTTGTTATAAAACGTATCGACAAACTCGCCAAAAGTTACCTTGTGTTTAAACGTCCAAGCATGTTTGACTTTCAGAATTTCCAATGTTCCGGTTTCTATCCCCGCATTTATCTCGTGAATAGTTGCATAAAAAGTGCCGCGCCTTTTAGTAAAGTCCAACCCGCCATCATCCGCACGTACCGGCAAGCAATTATCGTTAAGCGCTTCGATACAAGCAAAGTCGGTATTATCATCTATATAAGATCGCAACTCGAATTTACTGGAAATAGGGTGCAGGCAATCTCGCATCACTGCGGGATACATGGAATTTCTATCGTAAACTTTCCAATTGTCTTTAAGAATTCCGGTTTCAAAACATTGATTGCGCCCACCATAATAGTAAGCGCGAAATCGCTCGTCTATAGCGTCCGAGCGGAACCGCTGGAAACCGTGAAAACTATGCAGCATTGGAAGTGCCGCGCTGGCAATAGTTAACTTGTCTCCGAATGTCTCGTGGAAACCAATAACCAAATCGCGCGTATAAGCGCAATCTGATCTAAGATAGTCGCGAATTTCGCTCTTATACTTTTCGCGCTTTTCTCTAGTAAACTTGCTATAATCAATCTGGTCTTTCTGATAAGAGCCTAGCGCTTGCGGAATGATTGCAAAACTGTCGCGAAACTCTTGGCCAGCAAAATGGGCTTTGACTATGCGTCCGCCAATAATCAAAGGCGATTGATCCGGGTCTAGATAATCCAACATAAAATATAAGTCGAATTTACCGCCGTTATGAGCATAGATTATGAATTCTTCCCCCTCGGCTGTTAGTGTCGCCAGATATTCAAAGAATTGCTTAAAGCAATCATCACCCCAAAAATCTACATATCTATCGCCAGTATCAAAGCCAACACAAAAAGGCTTGACAACTAGACCGAAAGCAAACGGGTCCGTTTCCGCGTCAATAATAGCAATAGTCTTTTTGGTCACTTTTAACTTGTAAGGGACAGGCTCTAGTGTCTTGGCAACTTGCGCCGCTAAAATAGCGTCGATTTGCTCTTGGTTTAATTCGTCTAGGTCTATTTCGCCTTCGCCATCGGCCCTGTCACTTCCCCCGTCCGCATCGCAATTGAATAGGTCAACCTCTCCAAAATCGTCTGGATAGTCATCGTCATTAAATTCGTAATCCATTACTTGCCCTTTCTATTGTCATAACTCGCCTTGGCCCTAGCCTTGGCTTTTTCTCTATAAATTGCCTTTTCATCTTCGTTTAATTTTGCCCGGCGCTTTTTCTCCTTAGCGGCTTTCACTTCGCGCTTGCGATTATCATACCACGAATTGCGATCATTGCGCCCGGTCGCGTTTGGCTTTCTGCCTTGACCGCGCTGTGAATAGAATTTCGGCTCGGCGGTGTCTGGAATAATACTTGAGCCGCCGCTATAAGTAATTAGTGAAAAATGCTTTACACCTTGCCTTCCACGTCTACCGCTAAATAAATGCACGTATCTTACCTTGATATATTCAACTAATTCTTGCTTAGTTGGAAAGGCGAGCAAACTACGGTGACCAAACAACGTAAAAGCATACTGATTAACCCCATCTAACTCGTTTGGTATTGATGGCTCTTTTTCCAAACGGTTTGCTAGGTCTAAAAGATTGGCCGCATTAAACGGTAAAACAATCTTGTTAATTGTGACCGCGCTTCTCGTTACGGTTCTAGATGCCAAAGGCTCGCTAATCTTGACCCGCTTCTTTTTGTCAAGTGTTGCTTTAGTATAAGGCGTATCTTTTGGCACCATGATAAAAGCACCACGTTGCTCAAATATTCCCTTACTGGCGTAGTCCTCGCGAATAACCTTAGGTGCTCTAACCGGAATTTTAATCCCGGCAATCACGTCATAAAACTTGCGCACTTTGGCGCGCATATATTTTGTAGGCTCTTGCTTGGCCGCATTTGTTCGCGCGGAAACGACGCCCGCTTTTTTCAATAATGCGACTTCGTGGCGGAATTCTCTAACGGACTTGCCGGAATTCTTGAGCAATTCGCGCTGTTTTTGGCGCAATTGCTTTAGCCGCGCTTCGACGGCCTCGACGTCTAAAGCCGCTTGCTTGTTGGCATCATTCTTGCTAGAGCGCTTCTTGCCGGTCATGCATTAAGCCCTTTTTGCATGGTCGTGCCTTCCCGCTTGAGCGATTGCTCGCTGGTTGAGGGTGCCCCGCTTTGTCGCTGGAGCGGGGCACCTAAGCCCCATCCCTGCCATAACTCGGTTCATCGCGCTAGCCGGTTTATTTTCAGTTGCAATTTGAAACTTGGCACAAGACTTGCATCGTCGCCGATCGCTAGCAAATTGGCACGGTTCTTGCATGGCTAAAATATTTGGTGCGGTGGATTGACCCTAAGCAATTTCTATGCCAGATTGGCCGCTAAATTCGATTAGGGCAAATTCAAAATGGCAGACGTTTCTTTTCCCGCAAATTTTGAAATGTCTATGCCGGTTCCCATGCCGCCGTGGACCCATACGCCATTTGTCAATATTCAGTTTAATCTGGTCGCAAAAATCAGGCAGAATTTTGGCCCGGCTTTTACATTCCAAATATTTCAAGAAATGACACTTTCCGTTTCAACTGTAGAAAGTGGAACCGTTACAGTCGATACAACCGACTTCGATTATACGTTAACTTATTCCGCCGGACTTTTGACTTGTGAAATTACTGCTAGCCAAGACTTGTGGATAATCGATCCGATTATAGACGATGAGAACATGATAAATCTTATCATCTATGGCAACAATTCTAGCCCTTGGAATTTGCAAACATTTAACTCAATACTTTACAACTCGAATAGTGGTGGCTTTTTAGAATTCAATAATACCGATGGACCGCTATGGATGAACCCTAGATGGGCTTTGGACTTAGGCGGTTTGCGATATAATTCTTATACAAATCCGGGCTTCCTTACTTATACGGAAGTTGAGCCGCCTAATCCCGGTGATCCGGCTTTTGTCGAAAATATGATTTTCGGCGGTCTTTATAGATTACCATGTTTTACCCCTTGTGTTCCTCACGCGATTAAGGTCAATTAATCATGCCAGAGCCAGTTACTAGTTACGGGCCTAACACTCCGGTCTCTAACGTGGTTATTCCACGCGAAGGGCCTAGGGCCTTGGAAGTCACTTTGAATTTTACCAATACGGACGAAATTGCAATCGAAGGGCTTTTGGCCGTTACAACAGGCCAAATTTCCTATATTCAAGGTTTGTATGTCGATAATGGCAATAATCCCGAGGCGCTGCAAATCTTTGTCAGAACAACGCAACAGCGGCTAATTATTCCGGCTTATGGCCAAGGCTATTGGCCTATTCTTTTCGCAGCAGTCCCCGATTGCGTAGTTTCTACCGATCAAGCCAACGTCTATGTTTACTTGCATTTCTATAATGTGCCGATTGCGCCTAGTTTCTGGCTAGTTAACGATGCCGCGCCGGTTACAAGCGGCGGCGCTACGGCGGCAAATCAGGCTTTGGAACTTGTTGAACTCGACGCGATCAAAGACTTGTTGACGCCGGGGGCGTGGACTAATCGCAGCATCGCCAATCTTTCCGGCGCGAGCGAAACCTTGATGGCGGCTAACTCGGCTAGGCGTCATTTGATTATTCAAAATATCGCCGCGAATAATATGGGCGTTAATCTGGCCGGTGGAACTGCGGCAATTGGCACGGCGGGAACAATAACCATTACGCCGGGTGGTGGTTTGGAATTATTCAACACCCCGCCAACCGGTGCGATTACCATTATTGGAACTGCTAACGACGACGTTACGGCTTTTGAAGGCTAATTATCATGCCATTTAATCCCGGTATATTTCAGGGCAACGGGCCCGGTCTTGTTCCTGCTAGCGATGGGAGCGCGACAAAATATCTTAGCGCTAATGGCGGATTTTCCGTCCCTGCCGGAAGTGGTGGAAGTGGCGCATGGACCTTGATTGAAAGACAAGTGCTAGCCGCTACGTCAAGTAGTATCACATTTAGTTCACTCGCCGGTTACGAAGATTTGCTAGTGTCAATCATGGCTAGAGGCGATAGCGCTGTTACGTCGCTTAATGTCCAATGCAGATTTAACGGGGATAGCGGCACTAATTACGGTTATCAGAAAATCCAAGGGACTGGCACAACTGCCAGCGTTGCCAATCAAGGCGGAACTGCTGCAACGTTTTTGTTTCCCGGCATTGTCCCCGGCTCGACTGCGCAGGCTAACGCTTGTGGTTATATCGACTTGGCAATTCCGGCATATTTGCGAACCGTTTTTAACAAGATTGCATTTGCCAAGAATAGTTGCCAGATTGGCAGCACAACCGGCTCTACTAGTCTCTTGCAAACTATTAATGGATTTTGGGCAAATACAGCGGCTATAACTAGCATTAATTTATCGCCCGCTAGTGGCAATTTTATTATTGGCTCTACATTTGCCGTATTTGGTAGAGCATAATCAGAAAGGAATAAAAGGGCAATGATGGGTATCGAAAATATGCTGGCTTCCATGCTCGGAATTACTCCCGATGATATGAAGCGAACCGCTACACAGTTGCAAACCGGCTTTGAAACCTTTGCAAATACATTGGTTAGAATTGAGCAAAAATTAGACATACTGCTAGCGGAAAAAGAAAGGCAAGATAATGACGGATCAAACAACAGTAATTGTGACGGATCAATCGGACTTATCGGAAGCGATGGAAACCGAACAGGGACAGACGGATAATATTGAAGCTGAAACCGAGCGAGTTGAGACTGTAGCAGATAGCGCAGTTGAAATTGCGGAAATTCAAGCGGCGGCAGAAGTCGCCATCGCCGAGACAAATGCCGCTGTGGAAGTGGCGCGAATTGATGCTAATTCTGAAAATGAAAATCTAAGGACTGAAAACTCATGGCTAAGGGAACAGATGAATTCGCAGGAACAGAGGCTGGAAGCGTTGGAAGCGACGATAGCAGCACTATCGACCCCACAACCCTTATCGGAAGTGGAAGCGGAACCGGAGACGATTTTGACCCCGCAATTCACGTTGGAAGAGACAAGCGAAACGCCGATGGAAGCTACACTAGAAAACGTGGCAGAAAATCTGGAAGCGGAAACGCGAGCGGCGGTTCGGCGCGGAAAGCGGATAGCAATCTAGCTGGCGCGACTGAAAGCCTTTCCCGCACCCTTTTGATGCTGCATATTGGCATCGCCAATGTTTCCAAATCTCCCGAATTTGAGATTGACAAAACGGAAAGCGATTTGCTCGCTAACGCAACTGTCAATGTGTTGCAGCAATTTGATATCAGGCCCGACCCTAGAGCGGAAGCTATCTTTGGTTTGCTAGTCGCTTGTGGCACTGTTTACGGGCCTAGAATTTACATTCATAACAAGCGCAAGCAAACCGACAAGAAAGCCAAGGCTAGCGAAACCGTAGTGGATTTCCCCGGCATTGGGCAACATATGGGATAGGTGATTTATGAACAAAATTAGAGTTAATAGAAGGAAAGCCAAGGGCAACTTAAAATCTGCTGTCAAAAAGGCCGGTCAAAATATAAAATTCTACAAGCAAAAATCAAATCGAACAAAGTCTAGAAACTGGTTCTAAATGCCTCGCCTTCCCAAATACGATAACCGCACTGCCATTGTCGGCTCGAGCGGAAGCGGTAAAACTCAATTCGCGGTTTGGCTGTTGTCAAGTCGCGATTTTGACGTGCGCCCGTGGTATATATTCGACTTCAAGGGCGACGAATTAATCGCCATGATTGGGGCGCGTGAGATTTCTGTTTATTCCGAACCGCCTACCAAACCGGGTCTTTATGTTATCCGGCCTATCCCCGAAAAAGACGATGATGCAGTCGAACAATTTATCTGGAAAATTTGGGCGAATGAAAACGCGGGAATTTACATAGATGAAGGATACATGATCGGGCCTAGAAACCCGGCATATAATGCTTGTCTAACGCAGGGACGCTCCAAGCACATCGAAATGATTACTTTGAGCCAGCGCCCTTTGTGGCTTTCTAGGTTCGTATTTTCAGAGGCTAATTTCTTTGCGGTTTTCAACTTGACGGACGAAAAGGACCGGAAGGAAGTTGGCAGATTTCTTAACGGGCGATCATCTTTGCTCTTGCCAAGGTTTAACTGCCTATGGTATGACGTGGACAAGCAAGAAACGTGCCAGTTTGCGCCCGTGCCGCATCGCAACATAATTATCAAGACCTTTCAAGACAGGCTCAGAAAAAGAGCCAAAACAATCTAGGTGAAACATGGATGAAACTATTCTAACTTGGAACGTGCCAAATTGGCTAACCGTTTTGCTGATGGTCATGCTTGGATTTGCTGCAATCGGTATTGTTACCAAAGTTGTAGTAAAAGCGCGGAGTGATAGCTGATGCTTAATTTCCGGCTTATGTCACATTGGGAAAATTGGGTCACAATTTTGCTAATGGTTACGCTTGGCTCTTTTGCCTTTAACGAATTTGGTAAAATTATCTTTAGTGAAGTGGAGTAAAATCTAATGGCTGATGCAATCAATCCGGTTATGCAGAATTCACGGGCCCGCGCCGCCGTTATCGGCATGGGGCAGAAAATGACGCAAATTATTGCGTCTGGCACTGTCACGCCGGGAACAACCCCGATTATCAATATTCCCCCGCGCAATGTTGGTCTCATTCTCGGCTTTATTATCAAGGTGACTGGCGGTGTTACTAATGGCGCTACTGATGCCGCAGCTTTGACCGGGCTCGGATCGTCTAATATTCTTGCGAATATTACGTTCACTGACCTTAACAATGTGCAGCGCATTAATACTAGCGGCGCTCATATGGCGCTTTTGAATAGCGCTAGGCAGGGCTTTGGATTTGGTGGCGCTTATGCTCCTAATCTGCCTATGTCCTACGGCAACAATTGGGCACCGTTTGCAGGCTCTAGTTCTCTTGCGGCAAATGCTACCGGCACTTTGACCCATACTTACTATGTGCCGCTCGCCTACGCCTCTAACGATTTGCGTGGCGCGGTTTATGCCAATATCGTTAACGCTACTCAAAATCTTTCGTTTGAAATTACTTCTAGCGCTAACCTTTTTGTTGCAACTGGTGCTGATGCGCTTGGTGCGGCATATATCGGCAATACTAACGGCGCTTGGACTTCGACCGTTTCTTATGAAGTCTATCAGGTCTACATCGATCAAATTCCGATGGTTGGCGGTTCGCCGGTTTTGCCGCTGCTTGATCTTAACACGATTTACGACATTAAAAAGACCGCTCTAACCGGGATTTCTGCCTCGCAGGATTTCCCGGTTCCTTACGCCAATTATCGTGCTTTTCTTTCGACCTTTGCGATTTACGATAATGCCGGTGTCTATAATAGCGGTTCGGACGTTAACTATTGGTCGCTCAAATCGGCCAACTCGACTGAACTGTTCAGAATGAGCCCGAATATTGCTGCGCTTATGGCGCGGCAAACTTTCATGGCGGACCCGCCGCCGGGAGTTTATTACTTCGATCATCGCGACAAGCCGCTTGATACGATCACTTATGGTAATCTCGAACTCAATCTTAATGCTTCGACCGCTACCGCTGGAGCGCAACTTATTATGGGTTATGAAGCTTTCCAGAATGTGACGCAAATTCCTAACGCTTCTTCGCTGGCCGCTGGCTAAGGGAAATATGGGGCGCGGTTCGGAAGTCGCCGCGCCCCATAAAGTTGGGAGCAAATCATGCTGCAAACATATGTAGAAGATGTTAAGCGATGGGCTGCTAGACCATATAAGCAAGACGGAAACGTGTTGGATTGGTTTCTGTTTTTTGGTCTTGTAATTCTAGTCACCGTTGCTTGGTCAACTATTATCAAAAAAATTATCGATTAATATAAGGAACTTTTCCGATGAAAATTCTTGGCTTTTCCATGACAACTATTGTGTTTCTCGTTTTTGTGTTTTGGGCTGGCACCAAATTCCCGAACGCATTTTCGCGGGTTCCGGTTCTAGGTTAATATTGTGCCGCGTTCATCTATAACATTTGGCACAATCGGGCTGGCTTTTCTCATTTATATAACTATGAAGGGGAGCCTTAGAAATTATCTGCAAGTTGTGGGAGTTTTGTGAGTGCCGCTTTTCCTTCTCTTGATTGGAATTGTTTTCCTAACGGCAAGCGTTAGAGGCACTCACAAGCTGTTTTTTGAAACGCTTGTCAGTGACTTTACCGGGCCGGGAAACTTTTTCTTTTGGGGGATTGCTCTTTGGGCAATTATTGCGGTTGGTTATTTCAAGCCCCTTAAGCCGCTTTCAGATACGTTTCTAGCCCTAGTTGTTATTATGCTGTTCTTTGCTAACCGGGGGTTTTTCGAACGGTTTATGGAAATTATGGGCGGAACAGAAACCGCCTCACAATCGCCTGTTTCCCCGGCTAATGCGCCTAGAGTTGTTTTCGCGGAATTTTTTAATGGTTTGTGAAAGGTAATTTATTTATGGGTGGTGCAATGGAAAAAATCACAACGATTGCGATTGCAATTGTTGGTGTAGCTATTCTAGCTGCGCTGGTTTCTCGCCGCGCTAATACCGTTGGTGTGATCGATAGCGCTGGAAACGCTTTCAGCAAGTCGCTGGCAACTGCGCTATCGCCGGTTACGGGAAGTGGTGGCGTTGGAATGAACGGTTTCACTTCGCAGTTCTAAGGTGATTTATGGGCTGGTTTAATTTCTTTAAAACTCCGGCCAATCGTGGTGTTGGAACCGGCAACCTTGCAGTGGAGCGCAATCAGTCGCCACCTATTCAATCTAGTTATGGCCCGCGCTATAACGTGCAACGCTACATGGCACCGACTGCGCAAGGTGGCGCTTTCAAATTTGCACAAAATGTTCCGGTCGTCCCCATCGAAGGAAACGGGACATATTTGGCCGGGATTATGGCGCTGCAAAACTTGATTGATACTAGCAAGAAAAAGGAAAGCTAAATGAAGTTTTCTCTTGCCTATGTCAAACAAAATCCCGTTATGTTCGGGATTATTGCGCTTGTGTTTGGGCTGTTGTTTTGGGTCTATCTCAACAAGGGGCAATCAAGCGTAACTTATGCTGATGCTGGTCCTACTGACGCGGAAGTGCAGGCACAAGCGCAAATTGCTGCAATGCAAATTCAGCAGGCCGGACAGGCGCAACAGATTGGTGGCCAAGTTGCCATTGCAAATCTGAACGCTCAAAGTGAACTGGCTCTAGCCAATCTAGGTGCGCAAGTTTCGCTTGCCGATTTGGCTGCTAGTGAGCGGCTAGGCATGGCGCAGCTTGAAAGCTACGAAAATCAATATATGGCGCAACTGCAGAATAACTTTGATATTGTGCAGAGCAATAATCAGTTTACTGTTGACTATGCCAAAGTGGCTTATGACGCGGCTGCAGAAACTGTCAGAGTAAATGCCGCGTTGCAGGCGCAACTTTCAAGCGATCAAAAGCAGGCCTATATTGCTAGCGCTATGTTTAATGCGGTTGGTGATGTTAAACCCGTGGACCGTGATAACGCCTTTGCGCTGGCTGTTGCTGGCGTGACTGGCGCGCCTGTCAGTTACCGCGACAGAACTAGTGGAAGCTTTTCTACAACTGGCGAAGCCGCGCCGATGAACCAGACTAACGGCGGTGGCGGACTTCTAGGCTTTTTCAGAGGCTAAAGCTATGCATAATAAACAGCTTGTTTTGATGGGGCTTGGCGCTGTAGCAGTTGCCGCGCTTCTCTATGTAAATAATCGCCGCGTTGTGATGCAGCGTCGAGCGGTTCAAATTGTCAAGCCTAGTCCGACTTCGATTAACTTCTATTTGGACCCGCTTAACTTGATTGGATTGGAATTGCCGGAAGGGGCTGGTTATAGCCCTAGCGGCGGTTACTTTGGGGCGCGCGGCTCTTGCAAGTGTCAATAGGCTAATTTACCATGCCAGTCGGCGATTATCTTTATCCGCTAGTTGGAACGCGCGGAACAATTACTAGCAGAATAGGCGCGCGCAAGTCGCCCGGTGGAATTGGCTCAACTAATCACGCCGGTTATGACATTGCCGCGCCTATTGGAACGGGGGTTATTGCGCCCGTTTCTGGCACTGTTTTAAGCGCTGGTCGCGGTGGCGGTTATGGAAACTTGGTCCAGATTAGAGATGATGCGGGAAACTTGCTCAAATTTGGGCATCTAAGCGCCATCGATGTTAAAGCCGGTCAAACTGTTACAGCGGGGCAAAGAATAGGTGCGGTCGGTTCTACTGGCAATAGCACTGGCCCCCATCTGCATTATGAAGGCCGCGACAGTAAGGGCAACGTAATCGACTTGCTTAAGAAAGGGTCCAATCTTGTGTCAACTGGCGCGGCTATTTTGGGCGTTGGTGCTACGGGGCCACTAGCGCCTATTGCTGCGGGTGCTGGTCTACTTGGTCTTGGTGGTGGAACTAGTTGGTTAGAAGATATTAAAAATTGGCTTAAAGAAAGTGATTTTTTCAAAAGGCTTGCTATAGGGCTGTTTGGGCTTATAGTATTGATCGCGGCATTTTATTTGATGAAAGAAACTGTTGATAATAAAATGACGCTTGTTACAACTGGAAATGTATAAGGAAAAGGCGATGGAAAAGTTTGCAAAATTTCTGTCAAAGCACGCTGACGAACTTGACAAGATTAGTGAAGTGTTTGCACTGATTGGCACTCTCTTGCCTGTCGATGCTGCGGATAAGGCCAAGATTATTGCCGCCGGCCAGCGCATTGAAAACGCTGCAACTAATATTCGCTCTAGCGTCCAAACCGCTTCCAAGGCTGTTAAGGAAGTCAAAGAGGGCATTAAGGAAGTCAAGGCTAAGGCCAAGATTTTGCCGGAAAGCAAACAGGGTTAAGTTATGTGGCGATGGGATCAATCGGCGGGGGAACTTTCCCTTAATGGTGCTTATGTCTCGTCCGGTTACGCCGGAAAGGGGCGCGGCAAAAACAATCCGGCTTTACAAGGCGTCAAGTCGGTCGGTCCTATCCCACGCGGTAAATGGAAAATGGTAGCTGTCAAAAACAGCCCTAACACTGGCCCGTTTACTATTGTTCTTGTGCCTTTGCCGGGGACTGATACGCTTGGCCGTAGCGAATTCAGGGTGCATGGTGATAGCATTAAATCGCCGGGGACTGCCTCTAGAGGGTGCATTATTTTGCCCCGCAAGGTTCGTGAAAGAATGTGGAGCAACCCGGAAAGGGTTTTAGAAGTGGTGGAATAAGACCTATGGTTAGTCTTGCTGATCGTGTCGCAAAAATCGAACATACAATAGAGACCGTTATCATTCCTGATATGACCATAGCCACAAGGCACCGTGAGGAAATCAAGCAAGACCTTGAAAGGGTTCTTGCCGTTGTCACTGGCGCGGAAAAGGTTGGCGGGTTTGTTGTCCGATATGGGCCAAAAGCGATCACGTTCGGCGCGGGAATTATGACCGCTGCGGGTTTGGGCAACCCGGAAGTTTTGAAGTTTGTTGGCTCTTTCTTTGGGAATTAATTGTGTCAATGTGGTGCCAAGGAGAACCCGGACCAGCGGGGCCGCAAGGGCCAGCGGGAAACGATGGCGCAACCGGACCACAAGGACCTGCCGGAGCAACAGGCACCACTGGATTAACCGGACCAGCGGGACCACAAGGGCCAGCGGGAAACGATGGCGCAACCGGACCACAAGGACCTGCCGGAGCAACCGGAGCAACAGGCACCACTGGATTAACTGGACCAGCGGGTCCGCAAGGGCCAGCGGGTAATACCGGCGCAAATGGAACAAACGGCACTAATGGGTTAGATGGTGCCAAAGGTTTTGACATTATTTTAAAGAGTGCAGGGACTTTTATTTCTACCGCTTTAAATGCTACCGCTTTAAGCACTCTTGCGGGTGTTGCGGGACGCATTGATTTTATCCCGTTTATTCCAAACGTAACTATTTCGATAAGCGCGCTGGCTATAGAAGTAACTACTTTGTTAGCCGGTTCCAATGCCCGAATTGGTCTATATTCTTCTAACGCTAATGGAACTCCAAACGCGCTGATTGGCGGAAGCGGTGATTTGTCTTGCGCTGCGATAGGGGTGCAAAGCTTTGCCACAAGTCAGACTTTAACCGCTGGCACTCTCTATTGGTTGGCGGTTCATACTTCTGGCACTCAAACCTTGCGAGCGGTTGCTGTTGGCGGTTGCCAGCCGATAAGCTTTACCGTAAGTGGCACTGCGATAAACACCGTTGGAAGGGCGACACAAACCTATGGCGCCCTTCCTGCTACCGCGCCAGCGATCACATCGACTAGTGCAAACGCAATGTGGGTTAGAATGACTTTAGCGTAAAAATAATGCTTGACGGTTTTTTGGAATTATGCGAGTGAAGATTTGCCGGTTAGCTGAATTGCCGAGTGAGGCTTGCTAACCGGCACATCTCTAACACTCAAAGAAAGGGTATATTATGGAACTCGTTGGTAAACTCTCCCCGAAGGCTATGGGATGGGACCGCAACTCTATTGGCACGGAAACCGCTAAGGTTCCTGCCGATGGTGGCAAGGTCTTGCTTGGCCGTATTGTCGGTATGGTTTCCGGGCTTAAGCAAACCGTCAATGGCGAAACCGGGGATATTCAGTCCGGGCTTAAGGGCAATTTCCGTGGCATTTCGTCTATCGAAGGCAAGGCCGCTGTTACGTCCGGTGTCTGCTATCTTCCCGGTGGAATTCAGGAAATGATCGAAGGGACGCTTGCAGAAGCGAAGTCGCAAGACCCGCGCGCTGTGGTTAACTTTGCGATTGACCTTTACGCTATCCCCGCGACTAACAAGGCTGGTTATTCTTTCAAGGCAGAAAACCTTGTAGAAAGCGGTGCTAGCGACCCGCTGCAAATGCTGCTGGATCAGGCCAATTCGATCAAGTTGCTCGGTGCTCCCGATGCGGCGGAAGAAAAGAAGAAGTAAGTTTGTATTTTTGGTTAGCGACTAGGAAACAGTTGCAACAAAGTTAACCAAATTAGTGCGAAATAAGTTTGCATATCTCCTAGGCTTATTTCGCAGGTTTTTCTGTCAAGCATTGACTTAGAAAGGGTAAGTTATGGACTTCCAAGAATTTTCAATTCAAAAATGCTGTTATATTGAAGTTTGATCGAACTAGCCGAAAAATAGATTATCCGGTAAGATTGGTTACGAATTAACTTGACCCTTCCCCCACAACCTGCTACTAAAATAGCACAG